TGCTGGAACAGGATCAGCTGCCCAAGGTGATATTATCGATATTGATGGCAAGATTAGTGGAACAGGTTCTGCTACGATTACTATTACAGATAATACAAAATTTGGAAATGCAGCTAAAGTAAAACTAACTGCAACAATATTAAAAACAAATATTACACAAAGAATTAAAACAACTAACCTATCAAAACAGGTTAAAGTTCTAGGTGCAACAGCAGGTGCATTTGGAACAAAAGCTACAGATGATACAATATCATTAGGAAGAGCAGATGTATTTAGAATTGGTGCAGTATTTGATTCAGAAAGTACAAGTTCAGATGCTCAAATTCCTACAATTACTTTAACAAGTATTCAAGGAACATTTGTAAGAGGAGAAACTATTACAGGTGGAACAACAGGTGCGATTGCTAGAGTTGTTAATCCTACTTCACCGATGACTTACTATTTACAGAATGGTGTAGGTTCTGTAAACTTTGCCGCAAATGAAATAATCACAGGTGCTAACTCTGGTGCAACTGCAACAGTTTCAACTATCACTGAGGGTAGTAAAATTATTACAGGAAACTATACACTTGATACAGGTCAAAGAGATAACTTCTATGACATATCTAGATTAAATTTAAAACCAGGTTTTGCAAAACCAAGAGGAAGACTATTAGTAGTATTTGATTTCTTTTCACATAGTACAGGTTCTTTCTTCTCAGTAGATTCATATTCAGATCAAGCAGGTCAAATGGAGTATGATAATATTCCAACTTACTCTGCAACAAGAGTTGACCCAGATGAACCAGAACCAACTGGTGAGTTTAACTTAACAGATTGTTTAGACTTTAGACCAACATGTGAAAACATTACAGGTGCTTCTGATACTAATTCAGCAGTGGATACTATTACAGGAAAATCATTTGATTTCTTCCATAGACAATTTGACGGAACAGGTTCTTCAGTTGTTGATACACCAAAACCAGGTTCATTAGGAACATTAGATTTTGAATTTTATTTAAATAAGATTGCTCTTGTTTTCTTAACTGAAAAAGGAGAGTTTAAAATAGTAGAGGGAATTTCTGCTGAAGTTCCTCAAGAGCCAAAAGAAATAGATGGTGCAATGAAAATTGCTAAGATTAATATACCTGCATTTACATTTAGACCAACAGACGCAACTATTCAAAGAAATAGAACACAAAGATTTACTATGAGAGATATTGGTAGATTACAAGAACGTATTCAAAACTTAGAGTATTACACTAACTTATCTCTTTTAGAGAGAGACGCTGAGTCATTTGAAATTACAGATGCAAACGGATTAAACAGATTTAAGTCTGGTTTTATTGTAGATAATTTTGCTGGTCATAGAATTGGTGATGTAAAAAATAAAGATTATAAGTGTGCAATAGATCAACAAGAAAAAGAATTAAGACCTAAGTGTGTTATGAGAGCTGCAGCTTTAGAAGAAACTGTATCTACAGATGCTCAAAGATCAGCATTAGGTTATCAAAAAACTGGTGACTTACTTACTCTTCCATACACAGAGGTGACTAAGAGTGAAAATCCATATGCGACAAGAACAGAAAAAGTACAACCTGTTTATGTTGCAAACTGGGTAGGTAATATTGTATTAACACCAAGTGGTGATGAATGGTTCGAAACAGAAACAGCACCTGATTTAATTATTAATGTTGACGGAAACTTTGATGCAGTATTAGCCGCAAACGAAAATAGAGTTGGTACAATTTGGAATGCTTGGGAAACACAATGGTCAGGCGTTGTTTCTACAAGTGTTGGTAGACAAGCAACAGGAAATCAAATTATTACAAGAGCAATACAAACTGTAAGATCAGATTTAGAAAGAACAGGTATTCAAACATCGGTAGTAGAACAGATTGACGAAGAGTCACAAGGTTCAAGAGTTATCTCTAGAGCATTAATACCATGGAGTAGACCAAGAAATGTTTCTTTTGTAGGAACAGGATTTTTTCCAAATACAAAAGTTTATGTATTCTTTGACGGAACAGCCATGCAAAGTTTTACAACACCTGCAAGTACAGAGTTTACTGAAGATGGTGCAACACCAACTGAAGGTGGACAGTTAGTCACTACGGCAAATGGTTCTGTAAATGGTACAATGAGAATACCAGAATATGCAGCTCCTGGTCTAGAAGCAAATCCAAAATTTAAAACTGGTGAATTAGAATTTACAATAACATCAAGTTCTACAAATAAAACTAGTCCTTTACCAAGAACAGCTGGAACGGCAATATATCTTTCAAAAGGTATTTTAGAAACTGAACAAGAAACTATTATTGCAACAAGAAATGCTACAGTTGTTCAAACAAGTGTCACAGAAAATACAAGTAGAACAGATACTTCTTCTAGAGTTATTAGAGTTGAAAGAGTAAGAGACGAACAAGGAGACCCATTAGCACAAACATTCCTTACAGATGAATCAGGTGGATGTTTTATTACTTCTATTGATTTATATGTAGAAACAAAAGATACAGTATTACCAATGTGGGTCGAAGTTAGAAATGTCGTTAACGGATACCCTGGTGCTAAAATTTTACCATTTGGTAGAAAACTATTACAATCGTCTGAAGTTAATGTTTCAACAGATGCTTCTGTTGCGACTACATTTACATTTGACTCACCAATTTATTTAAAAGAAGGTGCTGAGTATTGTGTAGTTGTTAGATCACATTCTTTAGATTACAAAGTTTGGATTTCAAGAATGGGTGAAACAGATGTTGACGGTTTAAGAGTTGTATCTCAACAACCACAACTTGGTGTTCTATTCAAATCACAAAATAATAGAACATGGTCAGCAGTACAATCAGAGGATTTAAAATTTACTTTGAAAAAAGCAGAGTTCAATACTTCTGCTGCAGGTGATATTACTTTACATAACTTACCAATTGGTGTATCAAAAACAAATGAATTAGGTGCAACATGTTATGGTAAGAGATTAAAACCTAATCCTTTAACAATGACAAATGGTTCAACAGTATTAAAAGTTAAACATGTTGATCATGGTATGTATCAGACATCTAACAATGTTAGACTTACAGGGGTGTCTTCAGATATTAGTACAACACTATCTACAGGTATCGGTGCAGATGCAACATCATTAACACTTGCAAGTGCAACTAATTTTCCAACAGGAAGTATTACAATTAAAATTAATAACGAAATTATTACTGGTTCATTATCTAGTACAACATTATCATCTTTAACAAGAGGTGTAGGTGGTTCAACTGCGGCTAGTCATACTGCGGCTGACACAATAGAATTATATCAAATCTTAGGAACACCATTAACAGAAATTAATAAGATACACACAGCAATTGCAAACATAGGTCTTGATAGTTATACTGTCACATTAACAACTGCACCAACAATTTCTGGTGGGTCAACAACTGCTGAAGTTGGTGGAATTAATACTTACGCTTCTGAAAATTACAGATACGAAGTTGGTAAAACATTAATTGGTGGATTGGAATTACCAAATACTTCTATAACTACAACACTTAGAAATACAACAGGTAGATCGCCAAGTGGTACAGAGAGTTCATTTACAACATCTACACTAGCAAATGCAGTTAAGATTCCATTTAACGAAAACCATAAGTTTGAAGTATCAAACATAGTTGCTTCAGATGTAAATGAAACAAATGAATTAGCAGGTGCAAAATCATTATTCATACCTATTAAGTTAGGAAGTACTAATACAAACTTATCGCCTATAGTTGATTTAGATAGAGCATCTTTTATTGCAGTAGGAAATAGAATTAATAATATTGATAGTTCTTCAGATGTTTTCCCAACAACTGATTACAACGACTCAACACAACCAGAAGGTGATCAAAACGGATTTATATACATGACTAAAAAAGTTGCTTTAGAAAATTCAGCAACTGCATTGAAAATTATTTTCTCAGGTCATAAACCACAAAGTGCTGAGATTAAAGTATTATTTAAAATTTTAAGATCAGATGATGCTTCTGATTTTGACGAATTAGGATATGAATTTTTTAACACAACTGGTGACCCAGATGTAGCAGTAGGTTCTTCTTTAGATGATGCAGACTTTCAAGAATATGTATATACTGCTGGAGTCACAGACGATGGTATCGGAACACCACTACCAGAGTTTATTCAGTTTGCAATTAAAATAGTAGGACAAGGAACAAACGCAGCTGAAGTACCTAGAATTAGAGACTTCAGAGCAATTGCGTTAGCAACATAGACATGAGTACATATTTTAAAGTAGAGGGACATTCAGATTTAATTAGAGACAGTAGATCAGGTGCTATTGTTAATACTAATAGGTCTAAGTTTTTAATCGCAAAAAAAAGATGTCAAGATGCAACAAAACATAAAGATCAAATGAGATCAGTTGTAAGACAAATAAATACTTTAAAATGTGAAATGCATGATATTAAAAATTTATTAAAAAGAATGGTAGAAAACAATGGCAATTAGATCATCACAGGTCACGACCGCTGGAACAGTAGAACAACTAAGACAAGAGTTTAATAATCTTGTCACAGATGTTAGTGGTTTAGAATCTGGTCAATTAAATTTTGATACTATTGCAGTATCAACATTATCAGTAGGAGATATTTCAATTACTGGTGATTTCAATGTCACTACATTAACACCTACAACATTAACAGTAAAAGGTGATAGAATAGAATTTGAAGGTACAGGAGCAGATGATGCTTTTGAAACTACATTAGTTGTCACAAATCCAACTGCTGATAGAACAATCACGTTCAAAGATCAGACAGGTACAGTCGCATATACAGGTGACTTAGGATTTACAAACTCAACTGTGACAGTACACCCTGCCGCAAGTGCAGATGCTGATCTTGCAGGTGGAGAGACACCATTTGACTTAGGTGCTACAGACGCATTTGGAGTTGCGTTATCATCTAATCTATATGATATGAATGAACCAAAAGGACTGACAAGTACAGTAGAAATGGGTTCAGGCACAGGTATATAATGATTATAAATAAACATATAACAATACAATAGGAGTATAAGAAATGCCAACAGTACTACAATTTAGACGAGGTACTACATCGCAGAATAACTCATTCACTGGCGCTATCGGTGAGATCACTTATGATACAGACAAAGATGTATTAAGGATTCATGACGGTAGTACGGCTGGTGGTTTTTCAATGGTTTCTGCAGCGAGTACCGATACACTTACAAATAAAACAATAACAAGTCCAAACATAACTACATCGATAATCCCGACTAGCGCAGACGGAGCAGCGATAGGTAGTGCATCAAAAGAATTTTCAGACTTGTTCTTAGCAGATGCCTCAACAATTCAATTTGGTAATGATCAAGAGATCAGACTAATACACACAGCAGACACAGGATTAATTTTAAAACATACTGCAACTGCTGATGACAAACCAATTTCACTTACATTACAAACAGGTGAAACAGATATTGCTGCCAGTGATGTAATTGGAAAAATAGATTTCCAAGCACCAGACGAAGCTACAGGAACAGACGCAATTTTAGTTGCGGCTGGAATCGAAGCAGTATCAGAAGGTGACTTTAGTTCATCTAACAACGCAACAAAATTAAGTTTCAAAACTGCTGCTTCAGAAGCGGCTGCAGAGAAAATGAGTTTAAGTTCAGCTGGTAATTTAACAGTTTCAGGTGATGTTAGCGTAGGTGATGATTTAACTCTTGCGTCTGATGGTGCCATAGTGACTTTCGGTTCAGACTCAGAAATTACAATGACACACGATGCTGATGTAGGATTAAAATTCAAACACACAGCAACAGCAGATGATAAACCAATTGTATTAACATTACAAACTGGTGAAACTGATATGGCCGCTAACGATGTTATCGGTGCATTAAGATTTCAAGCACCAGATGAAGGTACAGGAACAGATGCGATATTAGTTGCTGCTGCTATTGAAGCAGTTGCAGAAGGTGATTTCTCAGCTTCTAGTAATGCAACTAAAATTTCATTTAAGTGTGGTAATTCAGAAGCAGCTACAGAAAAAGCAAAAATCGTAGGTTCAACTGGTAAGTTTCACGCAACGCCAGATAGTATTCTATTGATTAAAAACTCTTCTGGTTCTACATTGAAAACAGTAAACGGACATGCTGCCATTTAATGGTTGACAATTCGTTAGGAATATAGTATAAAGGAAAGATTATGACAGCAAGAAACCCATTATATTACGCTAGTGATGAGCTGAAAGAAATGTCAGCTGCAGAATTATTGAAATGGCAACAACAAGCCATTTATCAATATTCACAAAGTAAATCAGTTGTGATAACTGTTGACGCAGGTAATGGTAATATTGGTACAACGATGAATGACACTAGATTTAGATCATCGGCCGCAGCACAACAAGCATCTTCCCACCCAGGTTCAGGTGCTCTTGATACAGTGACAACTGCTTTCAATCACATTGTTGTGACTGTCACTAACCCAAGTGTGACAGGTGATACGAACAATAGATTGTTCCCTTGCTACTATGATAGTTCAGCAGGTGCAGTACAAGCAATGACTGAAACAGATTTTGTTGATACATTTATTAAACCTGCTCTAGTTTTAATGCAGGCTTCTTCAGAAGCAACTGCTGGAGATTACGGTGGAACATATACAATATCAACAGGAACATCTTTATCAAATCATACCAATGTTTCTACAACGGCAGTCTTAACAGATACAATCGCAGATATATCAGAATACACATCAGGTCAAATTGGTTCATCAGGTTCTTTTCAAGATCATAATGAAACAGTAAATAACTATTACATGCATGTAAGAAACGGAGTTGATGTTGACGCTACAGGTAAATTACCTTTACAGGTAGATGCCAGTGGTAATTTAAATGAATATGCAGCTGCAACATTCAAAGGTTATCTTGCAGAATACATTAAAGACTTAGCAGCTTCAGATGATGTTGCCTCTGGTCATAATTTAAGATACAACATTAATGGTAGTGGAAACTCAAGAGGAACAGCAATGGTTGATACCAAAATGGATGGTTCTGGTTCTGAAACAAATAGATTTGTTGGTGGTGATGATTACAGATCACAAAAGTTTCCTAGTGGTTCTTCAGCTGCTGTCACAACATATAACTTTAAGGTTAACTTAGAATAACAATTATATTATTAGGAGTATATTATGAAAGTAAGCACAAACGATGGTGCAACCCATGAAGTGGTTAAACCTGTTAAAACAACCCCACAGATAAAAGTTGCGAATTACTCTAACGAAGATTCTACAATTAAAAATCTTACAAAAGAAACTTTTGCTCACGCAGAGTTTATCAATAACGATAGAACAGTTTGTAAAATATATTGGAAGAACCCAGATGGTCATGGAAACGTAGATAAAGAGTTAGATCACTTTACAGTAAATCTAGAAGATACAACAGACGACGGCAAAGAACACCCTTACATTACAAAACTTTTCGAGTTAACAACTCTTGATGAAATGCATGAGAACACTTGGAATAGAATGAAAGGTCAACAAAAAATGTGGCGTGAGTTTGCTATTAAAATTGCAAAACAAGACGGACTAATTATTGACCCTGTTGCTTATTATGACTCCGATACACAATCAGCAAAACTAGATACTAAGTTTTTTGGACAAACATTACAATTATTGTTTGAAGATTTTGATGTAGAAAAACAAAAAGAAGATTTGTTTATTATTAAGTTAGCTGCATTTGAATTAGATATGGTTAAGTCATCTAACGATAGAGAAAGAAAAACAAGACTTAGAAAAGCAAAAACACCTCTTGAAGTATTAAGTATATTACTTGAATTAAAAGAGATAACAGAAATCCCTGTTTAAGAATCTAAAATATTAAAAACTCTCTCAAAATCTTTTGTGATAACATGTACTAGACAAGAGTATTTTATTCTTGCATCTACTGTATCTGTTAATACTAATTCATGCCAATGTGGGGGAACATCAAGAACAGGTACTTTGTATTTGTCTATCATATAAGAAGCAAAAACTTCATTGTTATAAAAATATCTTTTATCAATATGTTTAATACTATCAATTAGTTTTTTACATTCATCCATTCTCTCAGAAAATTTAAGTTGATCTCTTGCAATATGATTACCACCAAATATTCCTGTATTAACAATAACATTCTGAGTAAGTGGTACACCATCTACTTTCATCATATCTTTTTTCATTAGACCTTTAATCAACCAATGATATTCATCTAGTTCTTTTAATTGATCTTTATATTCTTTTGATTGTGTTCTAATAGAAAACTCATGTCTAGTTTCTAATTTAGTTCTTAATCCAACTCGTTCATTAAAATCATCAATAGGAATGAAATGAGTAATAAATTTATTAAAATCAAATTTGTCAAATATATTAATATTGGTATTAGGAATAACATCAAAGTCAAGATATAATACTCTGTCATACTCATTACAAAACTCTTCCCATTTTTGAATCTTGTATATATTTAAATCATCATACTTAGTAGAGTTTGGTGTTAGTAATTTAAAATCTGCATTACATATTTCAGCATAATTTTTTAAACCGTCTCTTAGTCGATGAAAATGTTTTTCGAATTGTATTGAGTTATGACTTCTCTTTTTTGTAGTGTCAGTAATCTTTGTGTAAATGCTAAATATTAGATCGTTCATATGCTCTCCAACAATAATCAAATTCTTTATTAATCGCATGGATTATTTTTGTATCTTTAGGAATGTGTAATTCCGAATCGTAAAAATAATGCCACTTACTATCTAACCATTGTACTGGCACCTCATTAGATACTAGTTTATATGAAAAGATAGTTTCATTATCAAATCCAAATGTATCTGTTATGTTTTTAGGATACATACTATCTGATTTATATTCCTCTGTTTTTAGATACTTCATTATATCATAAGTTGTATCAATGTCAACAAAAAAGCCTAGTCTATTCAAACTTTCTTTTGTTGCACCAATAATCCCTGTGTTAACAACATTACATTGAGGGTCATAATCTGTTTCTTCTAACATTGCCATTGCATTAAAATATTTTGCAGAGGGTGATCTTATTGTTCCTTTAATATCAAAAAGTGTTTGACCACTGTGTCGTATCTGTTTGTTGTTATGCACGATTGCTATACCTTTACTTAAATCCCATGCATCAAAAAAAGATTCATTTGTCATTGGAACAGTATCAAAATCTAAGTATAATACTTCATCATATTTTTCTGCAAGATCATAGAGTAAATGAATCTTATATTCATTCACAATATTGTATGAAGTAATAAAAGGATAGTTTGTATTATAGAATTGTTTTAGTTTTTTGTACTTTTCATCATACTCAAATAGTTTAAAATCAGCACCAATTGATTCTGCATATTTCTTTTTACATTCAACTAATCTACTATAATGTTCTTTAAATTTCTTTTTAGTATTGATGTTAGTAGGAGTCTCATTTTCTCTTCTTATTGCTTTATCAAAGAAATCCAACTCTTTTTCAGGTATATCAATATATATGCTGTAAATAACTCTTGACAATGTATCATCCATTCTGGTATTATAAATATGTTATATTATAGAATATTTAGATTGGATTGTCAATGATTATTTTGATTACAGGTGATAAAGGATTTATTGGGTCTCATCTTAGACAGTCGTTAGTAAGTGAAGGTCACATTGTCTTAGGATTTGATCATGTAGATGATTATGATGTCGGTAATATTACTGAGGATATTGTTAAAAAAGTAAACAAGATTGTTCACTTAGCTGCATACGCAGATGTTCGGGCAAGTATGGAAGACCCCAACAAATGGTATGAAAACAATGTAGTAAAATCGAGTCGTCTATTTGAATTATGCAATAAGTTTAATACACAATGCGTATATGCTTCATCGTCATGTGTGAAAGAATGGTGGAAGTCGCCATATGGTACTTCTAAAAAAGTAATGGAAGATATGGCAAATGTGCATGGACGATTTGTTGGTTTAAGATTTTCTAATGTTTATGGTGATAATGGTAGAGAGACAATGCTACTACCTTTGATGTTAAAAGGAAAACTTAAATACTCTACTAATCATACTAGAGATTTTGTTCATGTTAATGATGTAGTAGATTGCATAAAACTATTTCTAAAAATGGACAACTTTGACAATCTTGATGAATTAGTTTATAATGTGGGAACAGGAACAGGAAGAAGAATATCTGATCTTGTAAAACAGTATGGATATGATGTACCAATTACAGAAGGTGACCCATGTGAAATGAAAGATAACACGGCAGACAACGCTAATCTCTTAAAATTAGGGTGGTCGCCAAAAGAGAATTTAGATAAATACTTAAAAGGAAAATTAAATGGCGATACCAACAACAAAGAGTACATTCAAGGATTACTGCCTAAGAAATCTAGGGTTCGGAGTAATTGACATCAACGTTTCAGACGATCAAGTAGATGATCGTATAGATGAGGCTTTACAATATTTTTCAACATATCATTTTGATCAAGTTGAAAAGATGTATCTCAAATATGAAATCACAGAGGCAGATATAACTAGAGCAAGAGGAAACTCAACAACTTCAGCAACAGATGTTTCTGATACTTCAGTCACAGCTTCTTTCAAAGAAGGTAATAATTTTATTCCTATGCCAACAACTGTACTTTCAGTAGTACAAGTATTTCCATTTGACAATGCCGCATCAACTAATATGTTTGATATTAAATATCAAATGAGACTAAATGATTTGTATGATTTTTCATCAACATCAATGATACATTATGAAATGACAATGCAACATTTAGATTATCTTTCACATATTTTAGTAGGACAAAACCCTATAAGATTTTCTGAACATCAACAAAGATTGTATATTGATATGGATTGGGAATCAGTTTCAGCAGGTGAGTATTTAATTATTGAATGCTATAGAAAACTAGACCCAACTACTTATACTGATATTTTTAACAACATATATTTAAAAAGATATGCGTCTGCATTAATCAAAAAACAATGGGGTTCCAATTTAAACAAATTTCAAAATGTTCAATTACTTGGTGGGGTCACAATGAATGGTGATCAGATTTACCAACAAGCAACAGACGAAATTAGAGAGATAGAACAATATATTGATAATCATCAATACCCAGACATGATAATTAAAGGATAACCATGGCTGTTAACAGTGCGTTTAAATCATCAGGTCTTGCCGCATCGACAAGTGAACAGGATTTATACTCTAATTTAATTAGAGAGTCAATTCAAATTCACGGTCACGATGTTAATTATATGGATAGAACATTGCAAGCCAGAGACGATATTTTTGGCGAAGACTCTCTTTCAAAGTTTGAAAAACAACAAACTATTGAAATGTATGTAGAGGATGCAGAAGGTGGTTATCAAGGGGAAAAAGAATTAATACAACAATTCGGTTTAGAAAATAGAAACGAAATTACATTTGTTGTACATAGAAAAAGATTTGATGATGTTGCTCATCAACTAGATTTAGAAAGTGGAACAGACACTACTGAAGGTTCAATCTTATTAGAGTCAGGTACACTTGCACAACATCGTTTCGGAATACAATCAGCAACTTTTGATTCAGCATATTTAAGAAACGAAGACGCAACTTTAGGAACATATAACAATAGACCTAAAGAAGGCGATTTAGTATTTCATCCTGTACTAAATAAACTATTCGAAGTTTCATTTGTAGATCATGATGAACCATTTCATCAATTAGATAATAACCCTGTTTACAAATTAAGATGTAAACAATTCGAATACAGTTCAGAGGAATTGAATACGGGTGTTACAAATATTGATGCGATAGAAGATGCGTTAACTCAAGATAGTTTAAATCATCAATTCACTCTTGAGGCAACAACAGCATACAACGAGAGTATTGCTCTTGAGTTCTTTACAAATGGTACTCAAACAGATTCGTTATTAGACGAAGATGGTAATACAATCGTCCACGAAGATGATAGTTCTTCAATCGGAACAAACATACTTCTTGAAAATCCTGCTGACTCAGGTGACGATAGCTACTTATTAACGGAAGACTATATAGTAGGAGATATGTCAACAGACAAGACAGCTCAGAATGAGTTGTTTGATGAACAAGATGATACAATATTAGACTTCACTGAAAGAAACCCATTTGGTGATGCTGGAGAATTATAATGCTAGGACAACAATTTTATCACGAAACAATAAGACGAATGGTCGTGACATTCGGTACGATATTTAATAATATTAATCTTGTTAGAAAAGATAACAACGGAAATATTATACAAAAGATGAAGGTGCCATTAGCATATGGCCCAAGACAAAAATTTTTAACTCGTTTAGATCAAGATGCTAATTTAGATTCTAAAGTTGCAATTACATTGCCACGATTAGGATTTGAAATACAAAATTTAGCATACGACCCTCAAAGAAAATTAAACAGAGTACAAAAGTTTAAGAAAAGTAAAAATTCTACAACTAAACAAGTTGACAGTCAATACATGCCTGTTCCATATAATTTGGATTTTGAATTATACGCAATGGCAAAACAATCAGATGATGCTTTGCAAATGATTGAACAAATTGTTCCATACTTCCAACCAGACTATACAGTAACAATTAATGATATGTCTGATATGGGTATTAAAAGGGATGTACCAATTATTCTAAACTCTATTAATTACGAAGATAATTATAGAGGGGATTTTAACGAGAGAAGAGCAATTATCTATACACTAAACTTCACATGTAAGTTTTACTTGTATGGTCCTGTTACCTCAGATAAAGTTATTAAACAAGTTCAAGTTGATCAATATTCAGACTTGCCAGTTAATACACCAGCAAGAGAACAAAGATATACAGTTACACCAACACCATCAACAGCAACAATTTCAGATGTTGATAATGATGATTTTGGATTTAACGAACAGGTATCTTTCTTTGAAGATGCAAAAACATTTGACCCAAAGACAGGTGATGATACTTAATTGATAATTTGATATTTGTTATATTATGGAAAATTGCAGTAAAGAAATAAACTTAGACATTACATACAAATGTACATTACAATGTGCAGGTTGCAATAGACAAGATCATGATTATACAATTGTTAAAAATGAAATAACAGTTGAAGAGTTTCAAAAAGTTCTTGATAAGTTTGATAAGATTATGTTTTGTGGTGGACAATCAGACCCAATCTTTCATACAAATTTTATAACGTTTCTAAAGATGTGCTTTGACCAAAATAAAAAAGCAGTCGTACACACAGCCGCAAGTCATAAGAAAAAAGAATGGTATGAAAAAGCATTTGACGCCAATCCCAAAGCACAATGGAAGTTTGGAAT